ATCAATCTTGCCGGTTGTTGGATCAACAACCTGATGACGCTTCATTTGGGTCATAACCTTTTGCATATATTGTTCAACATCTTGAGGAGCAATGGCACCAACGTCAATATAAAACACACGGCGCTCTGGAGAGCGTACAATACGATAAGCCATCATTGCATCTTCTAAAAGAGTTAATTGTCGCCAGATTCGGCGGGCGCCTTCAAGAACTGATGTTCCATATGGAGCATGTTTATCATGTCCCAAAACTCGAAAATGAGCTACTTGCCAGTTTTCAAGAGTAAGGCCGCCGGAGTTCCATTGGAATTGGACATAGTTCGGATTTGACATATCCTCGCCCTCTAAGCGCTCGACTTCTTGTTGTGGGAGTCCGATAACATTCTTGACTCCAAGAGATTCATCGAGTTCCATATATAAAAACAAATCTCCATATTTACACATTGTACGAGACCAACCAAATAAATTATATTCAACGTTAAGCACATTATGATAAAGAGCCTGAAGAATTGATTTAATTTCTTCGTTTGGGCATTTAATCTTGAGCATTGGTTGCAAATCAGAATGAGTTGTCATCTCATCTGCGTAAATATCCAATGACGATGCAATCTCTGGCATATACTCCATTTGGTCAAAGTCAACATATCGTTCTGATCTATTTCGATTTGAAATCATGTTGGCAGAAGTTATATTCATTGGGTTGTATTCTGCTTTCTTGAACTGTCTTCCTGAAGCAGACTTAAACCATTTAGAATAGACATCCAAATGTCTCCGACGCAACTGTCGGCCAGTTTGGGTTCTTCTGTTCAAGATGGGCCCAGAAAACAATCTAGTCAGTGATCTGAATAAATCTGATTCATTATTATATGGGTTTTTGTTATTTTTCGCCATTTATTTATCCTTTAAAAATCCAAGCAAAATCAGTTGCTTGCTTCTGTTGTTCTTCGTATTTCTCATCAAAAGATTTTTTATGCCCTTCCATTCCTTCAATTGTGGTACTCATTTGTGTAGTTTTCATGAACATACCGTCAAGCATTGCTTTTTTGTATTGAACATCTTTTTGGCTTGTCTGTAGGGCTGTATCCCTAACCCAACAAGCTATCGCCAATGACATCACCAAATCATCATGATAGGAACGCATCGCTTGTGGTTTACCGTTATGCCAAATAAATGTCTTAAGTTCATGAAACAACCTACTAGAATATAAAGTAATTAGTCCATTCCTTATGAACTCTTCTAATTTTGCCACAATCAATGGGCGGGTCTTGGTTGAGGTTGTGAACCCCGGAAGGGCTCTATTGTTTACTTCGCCCTGTATCGAATCAACAAACTCGTGAGTCCCTTTTATGGAATAATATAAATTTGGATATCCTAAATCTATAAGCTTCTCGAGAATTGAAATGCCTATTCCATTGTTTTCAACCACTAGCAAACACTTTCCATATTCATGACCAGCTTGAAACAATATATTTGAATATAGATCAAGACTGGGTTTTCCTTGATATTCAGCCACCACCTCCATTGTTTCTAGCTTCAAGATATGAAAGGTTGAAGAGTCTGAACCATCACCTCGGGCTACGTCGGCGACCATAAGATAAGTAAAGTTTTCGGCGAACTTCTCCCAAAGCCAAAAATTTCTGTCGTGGCCGACTCTATAATTTGGCTCTTTAGTTGCGGCGTTCAATCTAGCTAAATCATCGGGATGGATCACTGTATCTCCTGATGTGTTAAAGTTACACTCCAACTCTTGAGCAATTTGTCTCCGAGACATATTTTTTGTCTCTTTTTCAAACCAAACCCTATCGCGTTCAGGATGTACGTCCCACGCCAAGTTGATTGGATGAAAATCGTTTTCCATATTATCAGCGTCGACATAAGTCTTGTGGAACCAATTACCGACCCCATTGGGTGTTGATAGGGCAATACACCTGCCGCCTGTTGATAGTGTAGGATAAAGACCAGTCCATAATTCATCTAGCCCGTCCACATGGGCAGCCTCATCAATCACTAACAGAGAGAGCGCTTCGGAACGACCCGCATCACCGGATGTTGATGTTGCTTTAATTTGAGACCCATTGTGAAGCTCGAATGAAGATCGATTATCCACCTTAATGTTGGAAATGCGAATCCAAGGAGGAAGGTTCTTCATCATCGCCTTAACTTTTTTAACCAAGTTTGATGCTGTTCCGAATTTGGTTGCCATTACAAGAACATTCTTATCTCTATGAAACAGCATCATCCAAACGCAATAAGCAGCAGTAATGGTTGAAATTCCTAGCTGGCGGGCTTTTAAAATAATGCTGAAGCGGTAATCATTAAAATCATTAAGCAAATCATCTTGATAAGGATATGTCTTAAAAGAGATCAAGCCCCTCATAGGGTGCGAGATGCGACAATAATTATTAATAAAATAAACAGGATCTTTGCCTGATTTAAGAATCTCTTTTACAATTTCTTGTTTTGAAGGTTGATAGGCCATAATCTCTCATCATGATTTTGGTCTTGTGTCGTTGGGTGGTCGCTTATTTTTATTATCAAGGTCTAAAAATTTTCGCCATGAGTCTTCAATTTTTCGATCTTCGGAGCCACCAGTATACTCGTTTTCTTTGATTCCAGAAATTTTAAAATATTGATGAGCTTGGACAAAGGAGCGAACCCTTGATACTGAAGAAGCCAAAATATATGGTTCGTCAACGCCAGTTAAAGTGACTGAATCGCCAGTAACCTTTTTATATTCTTTTTGAATTGCCTTTTTAACTTGATTGATCATAAGTTGCATTTCATTTTCAAACTTGCCACCATAAATATCTTTTAACATAATGTCAGCTTGATAGTGAATGCAAAGCATATGGCCCACAAATTTAACAGTAAAACCATCATTAACTCTTTTATCAAGAATAATGTCTCCCTCTTCTCTTTTGAGACCAACTGTGCGAGCTTCGCCATCATAAGCGTAACGTTCATCGTGACCGTTTGCTTTAATATCGGAGACGGCTTGTGCCAGTCCTTGTACTACTTTTAACATTTCTGAATTAGCCATTATTTAGTTTCTCCTTAACTTTGACTTGATGCAACGAAAACTTCTATATCGACGGGGATGGCGAGGGTGGAATCTGCTATCGCGTTAATTGATTCAATATCCGCAAAAGCAACCCATGCACCGCTAGTATCTGCTTTTGCCTCTAATTTTGTATTGTGAAAAATCATAGTATCGCCCTTTTCAAGTTTAAAATAAGCTCGATCACCAGCGCCGGAATCAAGTAGTCCCAATTTAACAAAATTAGCATCATCTAAATTTGTTACGCGAATATACTTTACGTCTCCTGCAATATATGTGCCGGCACCAATCGCACTTCCAAATGATAAAATTATTTCAGTACCAGTGTACGGAACTCTCACAATTCGCTGTGAAATCATATTGATATCAGCAATGGACTGCTCATGGCGGTATTCATGTTTCTTGCCGTTAAGAGTGATTTCCTCTTTAACAGATACTTTTAAAGTTGATGCTGTTACTTTTGTTGCCATTAGTTATTTGGTCTCCATCCGGTTTTCCAACGTTCTTCTCGACCTTCGACCCATTGGATATAACACTTTTCACAACACTCAAACTTTGACATATACACATCATCGTTTGACTTGAATGAATATATATTACAAACGGGACAAGAACGATTAGAGTTCTTCTTAATTAGTTTTTTGGGAACAAAAACTCCATTTACTTGAACTTTGTCAATATCTTCTTCTTGAATATCTTTGAAGTGTAATTGTTTTTGTTGCTCAAGGTATTCCTTTTCTTTTTCATTCGTCCAATCTTTCTTTGGGTGTTGAATTGTTTCTTCGCCATATTTCTTCGCTATGGCTTGTTCCACCTTTGCAACATAGTTGGGATCTTTTTCCTTCATCGTAGTCCCGGAGCAACAGCATACATGATGCCGATGGCGGAGGCTGCTCCAACCACAAATCCACCGGCGAGCCACCATTGGTGTTTCGGGGGCTCATATGACTTTCTCAAAAACTTTATCTCGTCGTCTCGAATGGCTATCATATCTTGAAGTCTGTGGTCGTCAGCTTCACACTTTGCTGAATGGAGATCAAATTGATATTTTGAGGCGGCATTTGCTTTTCCAACTTCATATTCGATTTGAACATTACACTGTTCGACCTTTAGCCTGTCTTCTATAATGAATTTAGAAACGGCTGCATTGTTAAACAACCTACCATCGA